AATTCATTTAATCCACTTTCACCTCCATCTAGATTTAATTGTCCTTGATCTGTATGTAAATAACCTCTATATATTTGGCTAGGTCTTTGTTCAACATAAGCTATATCAAGTCGTTTTAATTTACTACCATTAATTATGATGCTATCTTCTGTTACTTCTACTTCAATTCCTCTACTTATTGTTGTTTCTTTTAAATATCCTAATTTAATAGCTATTTCTTTTAAACCCTCACTATAAGTTGGAGCGGGATTTGTAGGACCATAAGTTGTAGATTGTTTACTTAATCTAAATCTAGCACTATCTTTATTATTTAAATCTTTTGTATCAGGACAATCATCATCTTTATCTTCTCTAGGATTTTCTTTATGAATCTTTTTAATTTTATCAATATGTGCTTGAAGATAATTATGTTCATTTTCTTTATCCATTTCTCTTGCAAACTTTTTGATATTTTGAACTACATTTTCTGCACATTTTATTTGTGCTTCTGAAGCTGATTTATCATCTAATGCTGTTTTTCCTATAATAAATAATCTTTCATGTTGTATAGCTGCAGATTTTAATATAATTAATAATTCTGGTTTATCTTTAAATGTTATATTTTGTAATTCTGTATATAACTTAGTTGCTTTAGGACTTATATCGAACATTTTTACTTCGAATTCTTTTCCCTTAGGGCCTATAAAAGGAAATTTTTTAGGACCATCTGTTTTTTCCTTATCATCTGATTTTTTATCAGTTGAAGGTTTTAAATCTTTTTTATCACCAGGACCCTCTAAATTATCATCATAAGAAATCATTGGTGTTTCTTTACCTTTTGAACTTACAGCAGTATACCTTGTTACTGTTCTTCCATCAGGTAATTTATCTTGTTTTTCAGAACCAGGTTTAACTTTTTCAGCTAAAATTTTTTTATGTTCTAAAATCCACTTTTTATAATTAAATTTTTCCATTGTTATTTTTTATAAGGAAACATTTTATTTAATGTATCTTTTCTTTTATTACATCCACAGTCTTTATTTACAACTCTAGCAGCACCTTCTACTATTTTTTTTATACCTGTAGCTTTAGTTATCTTTTCAATAGTATCTCCTAACCCTTTACTTTTATTATCTGTTGGAAGGTTATGTCCTACTATTTTTCCTTTATTATTAAATACTTTAGCCATTTTTATTTTTTTATATTATTATTTATGATCCTGGTTTTCCTGCATTAAAATTATTTCTACTAAATTCTAGTCTGTCTACTAATTTAATACCATTTTCAGTATGGTCAACTGCTACAAATCCTTCTGCTTTAGTTACACGTAAAGTGCCATCACCATTATCAATAAAATGTTTAGTAGATACAGCTTTATCATATTTGGTTATAAATATAGATTTTGCTTCAGAGAGTGATTTACTTATTTTAAATAAATTAAGTATATCTTGTTTTTGAGATTCAAATTCTTTTAATTTTTCTTCGCCCGCTTGTTTTTTCTTTTCTTTAGTTTCTGGTCGTTTAACTTTTTCAATACTTTTATTAACAGCTAATTGGTACCATTCTTTAAATCGTGTAAAAGATTTTATAGGATCATTTAAAAATTCACCTTGTCTTATTTCACTATTAATGTAAGTATTTAAACTTTTTAAAGGTAAATTTGTGTAATCTACATTAATAGAGTCTGCGTTTTTAATTTTTTCTAATACTAAATTTTCTTCTTCATTACTTAATAAAACACCAGTATCATCTTTAAAATAAGCATCATCAAACCAAACATTAGGGGATTTACTTAATCCACTTATATTTGCTCCAAATGAAGCACCACCACCACTTAAATCATTGTAAGTTGTATGAAATATAATTCCTATTTTTGCTGTATTTATTTTTTCACCTAAATCTGAATTTGTTTCAACTGCGTACCTAATAGTATTAGGTTTAAAAGTATAATGTGGTTTATCATCTATGTTTTGTGTGTCTACATCATCACTGTCAAACATAAAATCACCTTGTAAGATTCCATTTATCCCTAAAGCAGGTAAATATTGTAATGCTAATTTTAATTTTTTAGCTAAACCAGCTGCATGTCCGTGATTTGTGTCTATGTCTTGAGAAGTGTAATTAATTTTAGGATTTACATTAAATACTGACTTAGTACCTACAAAAAACTTACCATTTTCAGGATTAATACCTGTAAATATAGCTGGTGCACCATCCCATTTTACTGATACATTTTTAATATTATTACTTTCTCCTTTTAAATTTTTAATTAATTCATAAAGAAATGATTTTGCTTTATTATAACCATCTTGTCCTTGGGTTAATACTAATTCTTCAAGGTGTGTTAAATGTGTGTTTGCTTTTGTTTCAGTCATAACTTCTACTAATTGTTCTTTCCACCAATTTTTAGAAAATACGCTTTCTTTTTTCATTTGTTGTGTTTTTTTCTTTGAAGCCTCTTTACGTTTTTTAATATATTCAAATCCCGATCTTAAACGTTTTTTAACAGCTGGATCTTTAGCTTTATTTAAAGCTGCTCTTACTCTTTGGTGTATTAAATTAATAATTTGAGATTGGCGTTTATGTGGTTTAGCTTTAAATGAAGATTTATTTAAAGTATCTATTATATCTTGTCTTGTAGAAAATTTAACACTTACTGTGTCTGATGGATTTTCATCAGTATATAATCTACGTCCTGATCCTTTTGGTTTTTTACCTGTGCCTGTTTTAGGATCTTGTTTTTTCTTTCTACCTTCATTTTTAGGAACACAATTAGGAACTGTTTTATTGCCTTTCTTTTTCATACCTACTTGTTTATAAGAATTCCAACACTCATTTGTAGGTGTATTATCATGATCACATTTATGGCAAATATATAAATCATTACCCCCATCTTTTATTTTCCATTTCCAACCACAATTATCACAAATAATACTTTCTTTAGTTACTTTTTCGTACATTTTTCTTGTAAGAGTACCTTTTAAATATTTAGGTACTTCCATATACTTATCTCCTTGTTTTCTAAGATCTTTATTTAAACGTTTAAGATTTTTAGCATGTTTAGCTTTTTCTTGATTGGTCATAGTACCCATCATTTCTCTTACTGCTGCAGGATCTTCTACTTTTAATCTTATATCTGGATATTTATCTTTTAAATTAGATACTGCTATTCTGTTTTCTTCAGAATCATCAATAAAATAAATTGTCTTATATCCTTTTTTAATGTGTTTTTCTATCCAATTTGCTTTATCTTGACCTGTTACTCTTCCTCCTCCTTTTTGTAATCCTAAAGGTACAACATAAGCAGCTAATCCTAATTCATCCCTTAAATATTTTGTTACAGGATGTCCTATTGTTCTTGCTGTTAGTATTGTTGTTTTTATGTCTGGTCTACTTAAAGAGTTTTTTAATTTATTTACAACTTTACTATTTACAATAGCATCTCCTATTTGTTTTTCAAATTCAGAAAAATCATATTCTATATCTAAATTACCTAATCTTGCTTCTAATTCTTTACTTTCTTCAGGAAATTTGTCTGCGGGAATTAATAATTCTTTATTATATTCACCATTAGGACTTGTAATATAAACTTTAATATTAGCTTTTACTTGAGCTATTGTGTCATCAAAATCATAAGCATGTAAAACTTTACCAGTTTCAAATTGAGCATCTTCATACATTCCCCCTCCCATATGTCCTCCAGTATACATTCCTCCTCTTTTATATTTGTATCCACGTTGAATATCATCTGGTTTTGAATAACCTGCTTTAAATTCACTACTTTTCATATAATCTAAAACATGGTCGTTTGGATTATATAAATCTTCATCTAAGTTTGTTACTATATTCCAAATTTTATCTTTATCTACATTGTTAGGTAAATTATTTTGGAAAGATTCTTTATCCTTATTTTTTATAAAACCTCTCATTATTTTACCTGCTATGCCTTCTGCTTGTGGAGGTACTGGTATTTCTATTACTTTTATACCCTTTGGATTATATTTTTTATAATTTTCAGGTTTAAATGAGGGGTCTGTTAGGACTTTAAAACGTGGGAAATCTTTTTCTCCTGTGCCTATATAAACTGTTTCTCCTTCTTCTGCTTCTTTTTCTACATATTCAAATACATCAGCAATTGGAGAATTTGAGGCTGCTGGTTTGGCTTTAAAACCATATAATTTCCATATATCAATAGACATATCCTGTGTTATACCATCTCTTTCTCCAGATCCAACCCTAACAGTAACATCTGCGCCTGATTTTTTAGCTAAATATTTAGCTACAGCATAATGTCCAGCATGGGGTGGTTTAAATCCACCAGGTAAAATCGCAGTCTTCTTCATTAATTAATACAGTTTGTTATAAATATAAACCTTTACGACAAGGCTAGCCTCTTTTTCATTAAAATAGAAGTTGTAAGCTTTGTTGCATTATGGAGTAATTTTGTAAAATCTTTAAAACCTAATTCAGAGGGATCTTTATCACCCATTTCTATAAGATAGACTTTTTTTCCGTAGGATAGAAATGTTTCTGCATGGTTAAAAGCGTCTTTTAAGGCATCTTCATCTAAAGCAAGATATATTTTTTCTACATTACTTTTAATAATTTTTGTCATTAATGTAGTAGATATTTTTTTACCAAATAAAGGAACTGCATTACGTTTTATGGCCATAGCATCAAACGCACCTTCACATAAAATCACTGGAAGATCCCAGTTTATATACATTTCAAACCCAATTATGTCCTTGGTACTGGAAGCCAATTTATGTTTAATATACGCGTTTTTATCGAACGAACGACCTACATAATAATTTAAAAAACCATCTTTATCATATGATGGAATTACAACCATATTTCTTAAAGGACCTTCCTCACAATAATGTAAATTATATTTTACTACATCTTGTTGAGTAATTCCTCTTTGATTTAAATAATGCAAAGCATGTCTTGATAAAACTGCAGAGCTTGAGATTATAGGTACTACTTCTTTAGGTAATATTAAAGTATTAGTATCTATTTTTTGTTTAAATTGTTTTTTAAAATTATATTGTTGATCTATTTCTTTTAAAGCACTATATGCTGCTCCAGGAGCATTAGCTTTTTTAAGTAATTGAAAAGCTCTATGACCTTTATAACCACAAACCCAACATTGAAATTTTTGAGATAGTAAGTTAAATGTTAATTTATTTTTATGGTGGTTACAAGAGGGACATTTAAAAACAGCTTCATCTCCTCCACGAGCAGACTTACTTCTACCTAAAACTGATTCTAATAACTTTTTTAATAAATCTTCTTTCATTTAAAATCCCTATCGTAAAATTTACCTAATATATTATCATTAAGGTATTTTTTATCTTCTAAAACTTCCAACACAAATTGATATTTACATTCTAAGTATGTAAGTTCTTTTTTGTTGTAAGCCACTTGTAGGATTTTTCTTTCTAGATCTTCTTTATTTGCATCTTTTATAAAACTGTGAGAACCATAGTAAGTTTTCCAATCGCTTTCCTTTTGTACTCTTTTAAATACAGGAGGACGACCTTTTCCTTCCCAAAGTGCTTTTTCTTTTTTGCCTAATTTTTTCTTTAAATTGTAAATTAAAGATTTTTTACCAATATACTTTTTTCCAGTCGGAATATGAGTTGTTTGATAGATAAAACCGAACACTCCTTCAGGGAGGTCAACGATTTCATTAATTGTTTTTTCTTGATAATACCACATAATAATTAATGTATGAAAAGGATTTTAGGAATCCCAGCGAAGTATGAAAGTAGTATCAGTTTCATCTGACATTTTAGTTGGTTGGCCTAATTTACCCACAACTAATAATTCATGATCTTCATTATATAAACCTATTGTTGTTACATAAGGTTTCCAAAGTGAACCTGTTGCAAAATTAGCTAATTGTTCTCCTTCTTCATTTTGAATACAACGAGTAGTTACATTGTTAGTATAATTATATTCTTGTTCATCTACTGTAACTTGGTATTCATTTTCTACTAAAGGCATAGTATTTTTATAACGAATAGAAGATGTTATATTTGGGTTTTTAAAATGATTAAAATAATAAGGATTAGTAATAGTAATTAATCCCATATTATAAAATATATTACCTACTATAGGAGTTCCTATATATTTTGATTCAAAACTATGTTCTTCTATTTCAGCATCACTAAGAGCTCTTTGGTATATAGATATATTTTGTAAAGAACCTGTGAAAAAATGTTGTATTCCTCCTTGACATCCTATATAAACATTAGCATTATTTTGAGTTATTCCTGCATCTTTTCCACAAGTTGAACACCCTACAGGGTAATCTTCTGTTACTGTGGTTGCTTTTGTTCCATCTATCCAGATTTCTAAATTTAAAGCTTGTGTTTTATCTTGTGCATATTGACAAGTTACATTATATATAGGTTCATTTGCAGGATCAGCTGATAAACCAGAAACTGTTGCAGTATGTGTTTTATTCCCATCACTTCTTTGAAAATGCAAATCATAAGTATAATTATTACTTGCTTCTGTATTAGGTGTTACAAATACTTCAAAAGGATATCTTTGTACATTTAAAGGTATATCTACTTCTTGATTAGATCCTGAAATATTTGTATTTAAAAATTCTGTTGATTTTCCTTCTAAAGAAGATGCAACTACTGTTCTTGTTAAACTTTTAGCTATAATATAATATTTTGGAGAATCTGTATCGTCTCCAATTGCACTATTATATTCATAAGCTGATGTTGGTGGGTTTAATCCCTCTGCATAACCTTCACCTCCTTGACTTTCATCTGTACCTCCTAAGAGACCTGATGCTACTGGGGATAAAGATATAAAATCTCCTGGTAAACTAAGGGCAGAACCCCCTATGGTTCTATTTGCATTAATTCCTGTAGCTACAGTTGTAATTGTTATTTGATATCCTTTTCTGTTTCCTCCCGTTGTATTTGAAGCATTAAAGTCAGGATGGTTGTTTATTTGTTGAACTAAATCGTCACATATAGGATTTAAATTACTAGAATATAATAATGTAAAAGTATGATCAGTACCATCTGCAGATGTTAATATTATTGTTTGTCCTGATAAAGTACTATAGTAACTAGCTCCTCCCGTTTCAAAATCTATTGTACCTGTAGCTGTAGTTCCTGGTGTTATAGGACCAGGTGTGAATTCAGGAGATGCTGTAGGAGAATAAGGCCAATTTGATTGGTTAAGATGATAAGGTGCTAATTTTAAATTAAAATTTATTGAAAAATCATCAGTAGTATTAAAATTATATTTTTCATTATGAGGTAATTGTAAATAACTTCCTCCTCTTGTATTATCGTTTCTTTCTTTTTTAATAAGTGTTTGAGGAAAAGCATGATGAAAATCCATAAATGTAACTTTTGTAAAGTCTGTATATGTTTCATAATCTTTTTCACTTATATTAGATTGATCAAAATTACGATAATTTGGAAACATAGTATATTTAGAAAATCTAATATTATTATAATCTACTAATCCATAATAGTAACTATCATCATAAACATCTTCTTGACTGTAAGTAGGTATTACACAACCTTCTGCATCAAAACGAGGTAAAGAAGTAGGATGGAATTCATATCTATAATCTCCATGAAACTGATCGACTCCCATAGTTAATCCATTAGGCATAAAATATTTTACTCCTCCTAAACGATGTGTATGATGAGTTCCATTACCTCCTACATGGTTATCAGCACCTGCTTCTGTGGTATATAAAGGGTAATATCTATCTACTACTAGGGGTCCTGTTTCTGGGAATATAGGTGCAATTGAATGTGTTTGTAAATTTTGTATTCTATTTCCATGTTTATCATGAGATAAATTTACATATTTATAAGAATTTATAGGATTTAAATAAAATATTCTATCGTCTTTAAATATTTCTCTGTGATTGTATGTTTGAGGGTTAGGAAAAGATTCAGTAGCAAATGCTTGAGATCCTGATCCCTCAGCTGATTCTAAATGAAATATATTACCTAAACCATCATCAATAAACCTTGCAGTTAGTTCAATTGTATTTCCTAAAGGTAATTCTACTCCATTATAAAAATTTTCTACATGAGTTATTGTTTCTAATTGTAAAGATTTTGGTTTAATTTGAACTCCATAATTTAATTGAGGGATAGAATATATATAGACTTCTTCATCTAATTGTCTATGGTGTTTTATAAAATTAATATTACCAAATTTATTAGCTAAATCTGAAGGGTAATCTTCATAAAATAAATGTTCTAACTGAGTATGACCTATATTTGCTGCTTCATATTTGTCTACTGCACTTTGACTCCATGAAGCTGTTATAAAATATATATGATTTGTAGAATCTGAATAACCTTTTAAGTTATGATCATATTGTTTATGTGCATTAAAGGGTACAACTGCTATATCGGATGCCTTTAATTTCTTGTATACAAACATCGAA